ATTAAACACATGACGTTTAGCAACTTAGAGGGAACACGTAAACTATGGTGGCAAGACACTTTAATCCCTGATTATAAGTATTATGCAAACCAGTTAACGCAATTCTTAGCACCTGATTTTGATCCGAATGTTTATGTTAAAGCAGATACAAGCGAAGTACCTGCACTACAAGAATCTAATGACTCACTATGGGCGCGTGCTACTAATGCTTTCAACTCTGGCTATGTTACACGGAATGAGGCACGTAGACAAGTACACTTAGATGAGACTGATGATGGCAATGTTTACAAGTCGGCTCTAAATACTGTTCTGCTAGATGAAAACAACATTCGTATTTCGCGCGATAGCGATCCGAGTGACATTACCGTGCAAAATGACGATGATTATGTTTCCCCGGAAAATAATACAGACGTGGATAAGCCACAAGACGACGTACCGAATCAAGCATCACAACCTAATGCTACAAATGCACAACCTAAACCGTCTACGGGTAAGTCAGCTAAGCAGGTAAAGTACAGTAAGTCAGATCAAGATAACTTATTACAGTTATTTGATAGTTTACCAGCGGCAAGCAAATTAAAACACCATGCCGAAACCATTAGAAAATCGTGACGATTCTCTAGCGTATAGCCTTGCTCTATGTGACTTATTTAAGGAAGTCATGCAAGGTTATACACAAGACTTAATTGATAGTAAGACTACTGTTAAGCAGTGGCATTCTAGTATGAGTGATAGTCTAAAAACTCTTATCGGGTTACAGGCTATTACTGGTAAATCAACCGATCCCGGTTCTGTGGACTGGAATCAAGTTGAGAAACGATTAGCGGATCAAAATTCATATCTCGATAGCTTCGCATTAGAAGTAACGCAAGCGATAGAGGATGAAAATGATATTACTGGCATACTCTACCGTGCTGGCTTATATGCAGACGCAAGCAAGGCGCAATTTTGGGCTAGTTTTAGTCCTGTGGAAATGCCCGCATATCCCGGCGATTCTAATCAAGAATGTGGCGCTAATTGTATGTGTGAGTGGGAATTTACTTATAAATCCCCTAATCAGATAGAGTGTATGTGGGTCGTAAATGACGATAATCCGTGTGATGATTGTACAGATCACGGCGAATACTGGAATCCGATAACAGTTAAAATAGGTTCGCATGGCGAAATAACTATTACAGACGATAGCGGGCAACCTGTGGAACCGGATACATTAGGTGATTAATGGTAGATTTTATTGCGGATTTATCGCATTGGAACTTTAAAGCTGGTATTACTCAGAGTGAAGTCACAGCACAACTAGAAACGGCTAAAAAAGCAGGTTTAGTGGCTGTTATTTTTAAATGTTCAGAGGGTTTAACTGTCCTAGATTCTGTTTATCCAATGGCTCAAATAGCCTGTAAACAGCTAGGCATATTATTTGGAGCGTACCATTTTGGACGTGATTATACCGGGGCGGCGCAAGCTGATTACTTTCTAGCTCACTGCAATTACGATAGTTCTATGCTCATTGCCTTAGATTTTGAAGTTTCTATAGGCATTACGGAGCTAGAGTCGTTTGCACAGCGCATTTATGACAAGCTAGGCCGCTACCCGGTTATCTATTCCCGTACATCCTACTTAAACCAATTCACTGTAACACAAGGTAGCGTTATTCGTAAGTGTGCCTTATGGATAGCTTCCTACCAAACAAGCGCTAATTATCCTGATATATGGGACACATATGCGCTACAACAGTACACCAATAATGTAGACGGTCCTACACCGCACGGCTTACCCGGAATACAAACACACGTTGATCTCAACTGGTTTAATCCGCGTTTTGGTAGTCTATCTGATTGGTGGTCACAAGGTTATGTAAATCCAGTAATTGAACCGCCATTAGCCACTACAATTGTTTCCCCGGTCACGGGCGATAAAACATTGTGGTTAGCTTCCCCGGTCACACTTCCTAACGTATGGTATTCAGCCTTAAATTACGGGCAAGGTGAAACGATAGGCACGACTCAGAGCTATCATACAGGGGTTGACTTAAATCAAGCCTTAGACGGCGATTCACACAAGCCTGTATATGCGGTTGCCAATGGGATCGTTATATTTTCGGATCGCATTGTTGGATCAACATGGGGCAATCTTATTGTTATCGAGTGCATATTACCAGATAATAGTAAAGTCTGGTTTCGATATGCTCATGTTGAAAATGTGCAAGTTAAATACGGTGATATTGTAATCTGTGGTCAACAGATAGCGAGTGTAGGCAATGCTTACGGCCTAATGCCCTATCATTTACACTTTGATGTATCGACAGACCGCACCATTAGCATAGGCTACACAGGTGCAATCCTTTGGCCTGGTCTAAATCTGACACTTGTTTACCGTTATTTTGTTGATCCTTATGTTTGGATGAAAAAGTATATAACGGATACACAAAATCAGCCGACGATCAACAAAAAAGTTATGTATATCAATCAGGCAATTGGTGTAAATATACGTCAAAAGCCAGATATAAACTCTACTCTGCTAGGCTTTATCCCCTATAAAACACAGGTAATAGTTGATCCGAGTAACTTACAGGGTAATTATATTCCTCTGTATGACTATGGCACAACTAAAATTAATGGTTATATCCTTCCAAAAGTACAGGACACTCCTATCAAATGATAACAAAAGCAGAATGGGAGAAAATGACCGCAGAGGATCAATGGGGATACGTGATCTATGTGCAAGGTCAGATAGAGGGACTCATTAAAGCCTTACACATGGCACAACGCAAACCGAATCAATCAGAGGTTACACAACCTACTGAGCATAAGACACTACAAACAGTAGATGAGTGGATGATCACCAATAATTACGCGGAATTATCTACGTAATTGGAAATTATTAGATGAAAGATATTAATCAAAAGTGGATTGATACAGCCGAATATAAGGACGCTCCTATCATAACCCACTCTATCGAGAATGATAGAGATGTTACGGGTATTTGTTCTGTATTCGGTAATGTTGACGACGGATCAGACGTTACGCATAATGGCGCTTTTCGTAAAACGATAGCTGAGAGTAGCAATCGTGTACGCCACTTATGGAACCATGACTTTATGCAACCGCCTATAGCCGCTATCAAGGCACTACGGGAAATTAGCGTAGATGAGTTACCTATTGATATTAAACAGCGCTTTCCTACTGCCACAGGTGGTTTACTGGTTACTCGCTCCTATCTCGATACACCACGCGGAAATGAAGTTCTAGCAGGTATCAAGTCAGGTGCAATCAATGAAATGTCATTCGGGTTTAATCCGATCAATGTGGATTATACACGATCTGACCGTAAGACTATCCGTAATTTACGGGAAGTCCGGTTATTAGATACTTCTGATGTTTCATGGGGTATGAATCCGGCTACAGTGGCCCGGAAGGGCGCGATCCCTTACCATGAAACTCCTAAAGCCGATCCCGGTACGGCATGGGATGGCCCTGCACAGGTTTCTAAAGCCGATCCCGATACATTGAAAATTATATGTGCTTGGTACGATTCGAGCGATCCCGATGTTAAATCATCGTACAAGCTACCGCACCATATGGCAGACGGTGATCATGCTGTGGTCTGGCGTGGTGTAGCAGCGGCTATGGGAGCGTTATTAGGTGCGCAAGGCGGCGTAAATATACCGGAATCTGATAAACATGCGGTATACAATCACCTGTCAAAACATTATGAACAATTTGACAAGGAACCGCCCGATTACAAGTTAGCTTTTATATTCGATACTGCAAATCTGGCGCGACAGTTTATGAACAGTAACGAATTTAAGGAAGGGCGAACCTTTAGCGCCCAAAATTCGGATAAGCTCAAAGCACTAATTGATAGCTTAGAGTCCAATCTCGAAATGCTAGAGGATATGTTAGGTATTGCCGAAAGCGATAGCGACGAATCAGCCGAAACTCAACAAGTCACTGAATCAGCTAAGTTTTTCACTGCTAACGATATGGTATTCAAGAAAATTGAAATAGCAAAATTCAAGGTTAAGAGTTTATAAAATGGCTGATATAAACGAAGCTGTTGCCAAGATTCAACAGCTAAAAACAGAATATACTAATCTGATTGCTACGGCAGAGGCTAAGGCTAATGCACTAGTGGGTCAGGAAGCTACGGCAGAGGCTAGCAATGAAGTTAACGCTTTACTTGGTCAAGCCGATGTTAAGTTAGCTCAAATCGAGACTCTACGTAAGATAGAGGAAGCTAAGACTCGCGGTAACGAGATTCAACCGTCCGTTGCTGCTACTACATGGCGGCAAGCTGGCCCGAATGAAGGTCAAGCCGATTTTGACGCTAAGGCGTGGCGTGAAATTAAAGTCGAAACCGAATTCGGTACTAAGACTATTCGCTATAACGTTCCTCTAGCGGTTGCCCATGACGGTAGCGATAAGCAAGAGCGTAATTACAAGAGCGCTTTTGAATTCTACATGCGTAAGTCAATGCACGATCCTATGGGACCGCAAGACGCGAAAGTTCTATCGGAGGGTGTTGACTCATCGGGCGGTTTCTTTATTCCAGAAGATTACCACGCGGAAATTCTAAAGAAAACAATGGGTCTAACCGCCATTCGCCCGAATGCGCGTGTTGTGCCTACAAGCCGTGATATGGTTCGTTGGCCGCGTATTAACTACACAACGGACAATATTTACACAAGCCCGGTTCGTTTAACATGGACTGGCGAAATTCCGGCTAGCGCGTCTCAACACCGCGTTAATGAGGCGGTTGCGGGTATTTACCAAATTCCGGTTAATACTGCAATGGCTAGCGTGCCGATCACAAACGATCTAATTGAGGACTCAGCGTTTGATCTACAAGGCATTTACACTGATCTCCTAAGCGAAGCGTTTGCTTTAGGTGAAGATAATGTTTTCCTAAACGGTACGGGCGGTTCTCAACCTCTAGGTATTTTCGCTAACCTAGACGTTGCTGGTAGCGGTATGACTTCGGTTACATCTAAGAATAGTGATCATACCCTAGCGGGTGATGACATTCTAAAGATGTACTACGGTGTTCCTGCTCAGTATCGTAAAAATGCTAAGTGGTTCATGAACTCTACCACTATGCAAGACATCGAATTACTACAAGATCAACAGTTACGTTACCTGATTTCATCCCTGTTAAATTCGTCTCTACAAACTCCACAATTCGATAACCTAAAGGGTAAGCAAGTTTCGATTGATGAGTTTATGCCCGGTCACGCTGCTACGGGTAATACACCTATGATCTTCGGTGATATGCAAGGTTATCTAATCGTTGATCGCGTTGGTTTATCAGTCCAAAAGATTGATCAGCTATACGCCGAACTAAACCAAACGCTGCTATTAGCGCGGCGTCGTTTAGGTGGTCAATTAGTTGAGCCTTACAAGCTACGTGCCTTAAAGATGCAATAAGCGAGAATAGGATTAACTAAAATGACTATGCAAATGCAAGCTATTCGTGTTGCGGCGCTAGCGCGTGTTAATACACAATCTGGTACTGCCAACACTGTTAACGGTACGGCTGTAGACTTACAGCCGTTTTCGGAAGGTTCTACACAGTTTAAGGCGCTCCTAGATGTTACCAGCGCGTTAGGTACTACACCTAATTTCACTGCTAAGATTCAAGAATCGGATTCAACTGCTAGTACTTCCTTTACTGATATTTCGGGCGCGGTTTTCACCGCCGTTACTGCTACAACTGGTAACGCTTCCCCGGAATCAATTCATTTTGTCACAAATAAGCGCTATGTTCGCTTAGTTTCTGTGACAGATACTAATACAACTTCTGCGGTTTTCGCGGCTTACCTAATCGGCGGTCAACGAATTCAATAATGGATAATTCTAACGCACCTGTTTTCTGGTCAGTTTTAATGGAAAGATCGATACAAGAATTAGGTGTACGATCATTACTTCAAATCGCATCGGTCAACGGTGCGTTAGGTTATAAACAGATTATGACTGGCTACGCCCGAACGGATGTAGCCAGAAATAAAATTGTAAAAGTATTCTTAGAACAAACACACGATCCGAATGCGTCCTTAGTGATGTTAGATTGTGATCATAATCATCCTGTGGATATTGTTAAACGATTAACACAATATCCTGACGAAATAGGGGTGATAGGTGCATTAGCGTTTAGGCGTGGTCAACCTTTTGATCCTTGCTTCTATATCCGCACAGAGGACGGTTTAGTATGTCCTGTGGATTTTGGCGGGGTTATGAAGGGTGCGGCGGTAGGTACAGGCGCTATATGTATCAAACGTTGGGTTTTCGAGAAACTATCGGCTAGCGGTTGGCATTATCCTTACTTCCGGTACGAATACGGGGAAGGTGATGAAAAATACAATGCTGATTTTCCGAGTGAAGATATGGTTTTTGCCCGCGCTTGTGAGGATCGCGGTATTGCCCATTGGTGCGATACTTCGCTAATTACGCCACACTTAACAACGGCGGAAATTGATCAAGAGTCTTGGCTACAGTATTTACAGGATAATCCTGATGAAATACCGATAGTTGAAATTCAGAGTGAAGTAAGGAATGATTCCTAACGACTATTGCACAATAGCAGAGGTTAAGCAAGCCATGCCAGATAAAACGGCTACGCTTTTTATCGATCCAAATGGCGATCCCATAACGATCTATGATGCTTTCCTTACAGAATTATGTACCCGTGTGTCTCGATATATAGACCGTATTACAAAACGGATTCCAGGCGCATATTACGTAACTACAGAAACAACAAAATATTTTGACGGCGTACCCTGGGTTGAATACGGTATTAGTAGTAATCAAATAGCAGATGCACTAATATATCGTAATGGTTTTATTAATGCACCGTCTCTCGCAATAGATGAGTTAGCCGATGATCCTAGTCTTGTAGCAGTCAACATTAACGGTGATTTAGTAACATATATACCATATACACCTGTTACAGACTATATTATGTGGCCTTATAACGCTAAAGACGAATTCAGACCATATATGCGGATTTATCTAAATACTATTACTGGACAATATCAATCGTGGTATGGATTTAGAAAAGGCGTAAAAATTACTGGTTATTTTGGTTACAGCAAGGCTGTACCCGATGACATTAAGCAAGCCTGTATTATACAGGTGGTTAAATGGTTTCGGCGTGGTCAACAGTTATATCAAGATATTGGTGTACAGACCGACCCACAACAGTTAATCTACAAGATAATGAGTGATGATTTTTCAAATATTGCAGCAAGTTACAGGAAATTAATAATATGAGTAAACATGCGTTTGGAACACTAACGCCATGTGCGAATTGTGGAACACCTGTGGCAGAGTTATACGGATTATCTCTGGAAATGGTACTTAATGGTTTTGGTTTGTGTGAAACCTGCTACAAAGCTGGTCAGAGCGGCGAAACCGAAATACAAAAAATTTCGCAACCTATCGAGATAAAAATACCGATTGCGAATAATGATCATCTAGTGAGTGCGGATAATGTCGGTAGAGTGGACGGGCTTAACGAGAGTCCTAAATGGGATTGACAACGTAGGCAAACAAGCACCAGATAAGATCGCACAAATGACCAGCGATCTTTTTGATTTTGCTTTATCTGCTTATACCGATAATCTATCAGGTTCGAGTCCTAGTACAAATACAAGTCCGCTCCCCGTAGGTATAGACACGGGCGATCTTTTATCTCATGCTGAGCAAGATTCAAAATTACTTAATCAGTATGCTTTTAGTCTTGCTAATGATAGCGATCATGCTGGCTTTATTGAGTTTGGTACGGTTTATTTAGTACCACGTATGCCATTACAGGACGCAATCAACAAACTAGAGGAAGAATTACAGATAGAAATGGATTCGGTTTTAGCTGAGATAATGGACTTAGTTTAATGGCTACAGTTGGAACGGCTATACAAGCCTTATTAACAGTAGGTTCTCAAGGTTTTGTTGCTCTAAAAACTACTCCTAGATATGGGGATATGTACAGGGTAACACGTTGGATAGATCAATACGATTTTGAATCCTATACCTTTAGAACAGTCTCGATATACGAGACAATGGGACAATATGAAAAGCAAGGATTAGGTTATAGCCGTGAATGGCTGTATCAGAACCTTACTTTAGACATTTATCAACCTAGCTCAGAGGAAGCGCGACTCGCTTTCCAGAAATTAAGGGAGCTATGGTTTACAGACTTTGATTATCCCGGTACAACCGTTAACAATGGTACGCACGGCGACGGTACAGTTACTAAGGGATATTTAAGACAAAACGGTATAAAACGAATCATTGTAGGACCGGATAAAGCACTACCAATAGAGCGCGGTCAAACGATGTATAGACGTGTGGCAACACTCACGATTGAAATAGGGGATTAAATGACTCAGCAAGTAGGACACTATGCAAATAGTGATCTCGTTTGGTATTTAGAACATGATAATACGATTTTATTAGAAGTCGATAGCGTTAACTACGGTTTCGATCCTGTTATGGAACCTGGCGGGAGTGGACTAGGCTATCTAAAGAACACATATTACAAAACCACAGGACCGACTAAGGGTACTTGGCAGATTGATCGCAAGCTCCTAACCCGGTCTGATAAAGGTATGCTTTTCCTTGATCTGTTAGCTGGTACTCGCTATATGATACAGGAAGCTATCGCATCTAGTGCAGTTAGTTACACGGTTGCGTTAAATACTAGCTTTACCAGCATTTTAGAAATACGTTTAAACACGTCTAATCTAGTGCTAGCAGAAGGTATTGATTATACAGTTAGTTGGATTACAGGTACAGTTACTTTTACAGTTGCCTTACCAGAGGCAGCTACAATTAAGTATTACTCATTTAGCCGTAAGAATAAGAATTATCTACTTAATGGTTCTTTTGAGGACGCTTTAGGTTCTACATGGGTTGCTACTGGTACATCAGTAATTACCCGTAACACAACAAATGCTTATGTAGATTCCAATGCGTTGCAAGTTGTGCCTAGCACTACAAGCGACGGCTTTAAATACAATGTACCCTTAACATTACAACCGGGACGACAATACCGCTTACGATTCCGTGCTAAGGCGGCTAGTAACGAAACTCTAGTACCTACATGGAATGACGGCACAACAGATCAGAGTATGACGGCTGTTACAGGCGCTACACTCTCTACAAGCTACAGCATTGCTGAGTATGTTTTTACTGCTACTAAGGCGGCTGTACCGAACATTACGATTAAGGATACTAAGGCTACCCCTGCGACATTCTATGTAGACGAGTTTGCTTTACTTGATGACACAACTGGAAATTTTCCTACACTTGGTAATAATCCAATGGATTCCGGTCTGGCACAACCATTTACATTTAATATCGTTGCGCGGCGTGTTGGCGACGGCGTTATAGTGCATCATTTTAAGCATTGCGCACTAGATAGCGACTCTGTAAAGTCTGGTACAGCCTATACAGAGTCGGTTAAAGGCTTATTCTTAGATTACGATTCGGAGTAATTTAAATGACTGACAATCCTACACCTGTTACTGATACACCAATCGACACAAGTACACCGATTGAGTTTGTGTCTTTAGAGGAACTATCGACACTCTCTACAACTAAAATGCCGTTACCAAAATACGGTAATAAGTTTGTTGAATTTATGAGCTATATTCCTCTGGAAGATATGGCGGAATTACAAGCCAAGTATCTAGGCAACAAAAAGGATTATCTAGGTTACTCTATGGCGGTTCTAAAGATCGTTATGGTCAATCCGCCAATTAAAACACCTGAATCCTTTAATGCTTTACGGCGTGCTGACTCTGGCGTTCTGCTAGAGATCGTGGGGCGTGTTGTCTCATCTCAGCAAGCGCAAGAAATTAGCGAGAATTTGGGAAACGCCTAGCGCGGTTGCTTACAGCGGGCGGAGTCTGGAATGACGGTGACACGTCCGCTGTTTTGACAATCGCGGCTTTAGCTAATTTCTACCACAGACCGATTTACGAAATGGTAGATTACATACGGTCTGTACGCAAAAAATACGGTGATAAAGCCGTAGAATTAGAAATAGATTTTGCACTCGGATCAAGACGTGCTAAATCTGATGAAATAGAAAAGATGAATAAACCGAAATGAGCTATGATGTTTTAGGAACATTTAGCGCCATTGATAATATTTCTTCTATAGCTAGCGGCATAGGTGGTAATATCGCATCTATGGCGCAAGGTGGTATAGATAGTTTATCGAGTTTAAGCGAAAATGGTTTCGGTTTAGCGGAAGCTGCTAGCGGTGCTTTAACGCTAGGAGTCGGCGCGGTAATAGCAGTAGTAGCGGAAGCTGTAGACTCATTTGTCGAAATGGATACAGCAATGAATAAAGTCTCTGCTACTACGGGCTTTACCGGGGATCAATTAGGCGTTATGAAAACGCAAGCTGAAACACTGTTCAATAGTGGTTTAACTGATAATTTTAATGACGCAGCAAACGCTGTAGCCGCCATGAATACGAAAGTAACTAATCTCGATATGTCCGGTCCTGCTATGGAGCGGTTCGGAGACGATGCTTTAGCTATGTCGGCGGCGTGGGGTGTTAGCTCAGATAAAATAATAACCGAAGTCGGTAATATGCAACAAAAGTTTGACGACTTCAAAGAATCCCCACAAACAGCCTTAAATGATCTTGCACAAGCCGCGCAAGATTCGCACTTACCATTACAAAAAATTATGACCATTGTTGATCAGTATGGTGGCGTATTTGCTAGCGCGGGTTTAAGTGGTCAGGACGCTATGGCGTTAATCACTGTTGCTAGTTCAGAGGGTGTTACCAATATGGCGGCACTATCTAAATCTGTTGATACGTTTCACCAAAGAATAGCTACTCCCCCGCCCGGATTTCAAAATGCTATGTATGAGCTAGGCTTAGGGAAGGTTGCCAACGAAGTCAAAACCAACAAAATAACCATGACTGATGCGTTAAACGACGTGTTTGTAGCATTCTCTAAAATGCCTGACTCTGTTGAAAAAACGCGATTAGAAACTCAGATTTTCGGTAAGTCGATTGATAAAATCGATCCCGGTAAGCTAAAAGACTTCCAAAAGCAGCTAGACAAGACAACTGATTCAGCCGATCAAGTGGCTAATGCTATGAATGATAATCTAGGCACAGCATTACAAAAAACGGCTAATAATATCAAAACTGGTTTAGGTGACGCGGCAGAATGGGCATACCAGCGGATAAAATCTATTAACTGGCAACAAATAGGCGATTCAATTTCGGCTATTTTCGATTGGGCGGCTAAGCAGGTTGGTACATGGCTAGCTAATGCTTATCTCACAGTCAATACGTTCTACTCTAACGCGGTAACAACGTTCAATAACATAAAGACAACGGTAGGTACTATCGTTTCACAAGCTGGTACAGCTATCGTAAATGCGTTTAATGACGCTGCCACAAGTGTTGCTAAATGGCTAGCGATGGCATATTTAAACGTATCTACTTTCGTAACGAATATAACTACAGCTTTCAACGATGCTAAAGCTACCGTAGGTAATCTAGTTTCACAACTAGGTACAACCGTTTCAGGTATTTTTAGCGATATAAGTACAAAAGTTGGCGGCATTTGGAACGGTTTATTTGGAGCGGGCGGTACAATCTCTACACCCGTGTCTACTGCTATGTCTGGCATTGCTCCTATTATTACAGGTGCGCAAGCAGGTATTACAGGTGCATTTAGCGGTATTTCAGGCGGTATTAGTACGGTTTGGAATGCGGCGTTTGGACCGGGGGGTAGTATTGGCAAAGCTGCTAGTACAGCACTAGGTTTAGTTGCACCTGCTATTAGCTCATTTCAAGGCGCTATTGAAGGTGCTTTTACTGCAATAACAGGTGCGATTGATACAGCATGGAATGCAGTTTTTGGCGGATCGGGATCAATTACTTCCGAGATCGGTACAGCCTTACAAGGTGCGGTTGATAAAGCTAACGGAATTATTGCAGGTATATCCGCAGCATTTAAAGGTATTACCGATGCTATCAAAAGTGCGCTCGGTCCTGCTGTGCAGTTTGTTGAAGGTTTATCCAATGCTATTGCAGGTATAATATCACATATTCCGGGAGTAGGTGGTGGTGGAGGCGGCGGAAATGCTCAGGGCGGTATGGTTCCTAGAGGTTTCTCGTTAGTCGGTGAACACGGCCCGGAATTACTGATGAGTAGTGGCGCGGGTATTGCGCGTGTGTTCTCTAATAATACAAGTCAAGCTATGGCGGGATCGGGTATTGGCGGCGGGGGTGTAAATATTTCCGTAAGCGCGGGTACTCTGGTAGGTACAAATGGTATGGATGAGTTTGTACGACTGCTATATAACAAGTTCCAAAATGAAGATTACAGACGTGGTAAGCGAGAATAATAAACAATGGCGTTAAATAGTGACTACTCGCTAGGAACCTTAAATAGTGAGCGAAAACTTAGCCACAATGACGCAAGTTTAGATGTGTTCCTAGAGGATGGTACAGTAACGGCTAGATTACCAAACGGTAATCTAGTCCGTTTTATTCTGTACATCCGTAAACACTGGAAATTTAGCTACTCATACATTTATGGGGAAGATAAATATATACATGATAACGGATTAGGGAGAAATGCACTATACGCGCTCTATACGGCTAATGCAGAAATGAGTTTCTTAGAACCTAATGATCAAGGTGCGACAGTGGCTTATACCGTAGCATTTTCGCCCGGATCATGGGATGAAACCCTCGTCTATCGAGACGGTGATAAATGGGCATGGCAACTAGCATTTGAATTGGTGCAAACTAAATGAAAAATGTATCGACAGCATTTAAAGCGGCTAGTGTAGCCTCTACACAAATACCGGCATGGCAAGCAACGTTATTACTACTAGATAATGGTATTGTCAATTCAAGTTTAACCGCTACAGCTAATAGCGTAGATACTACTAATGTAGGTGCGTTTAAAGCTGCAAACGGTAACACAGTTATTCCGAGACGTTGGGCATTTGCCGATCCGGTTTCGACAGTTGGTACAGGCGGCGGTGCTGAGTGTTTTGCAGACGGTACTTGGTATCCTTGTGATACACTTGTAGAAACTGGTTATTGGGGATCAATTATCTCAGACGGTAGCGGTAATTTATCGGGCGGGGAAGATTTAGTAATTACTTATAATCCGCTGGTTTTTCCGCAATCTCTAGATATTTGGTTTGATAGTGGGCAAGGTTATGCTACAGATTATGTTATCTCGTATGATCCGAACGGTTACGGCACATATACAACCTTAATCACGGTTACAGGTAATACAAATTTGCATAACTCCTATGCTATGCCAGCAAATCAAAGCGTAGGGGCAATAAAGATACACGTTACTAAAATACAGAAAACGAATCGCCCGGTTAAGATTGTAGAGTTTGCGGCATATTTTGCAGTTGATATTACTTCGGTTCTGAGCAATGCAGATACACTCCTAGAGGACTCACCGAATAATGCTACCGTTGAAATTGGTAACATGGCGGCGGGATCAACTAATCTACAAATAGCCGATCCGAATAGCTCCTATAATCCGAGTAACAAAAACTCACAAGTTGCGCAATATATGCGTGATAATCGTAAAGTTGTTTTAAAGTATGGCTATGTTCTCCCTGATACAAGTACAGAATATACGGATTTTGGTACATTTTATACTACTAATATATCGGGGGATCGTATTAGTGCTTTAACAACTATAGTGGCACAAGATAAACTAAAGCTATTACGAGATACGCTCTGTTATAATTCGCCTCTTTATATTAACAAAACAGTTGATCAATTAATCATTCTAGCATTAACACAATTAGGTATTCCAAGTACAGGTTATCAGATTAATGCTACAAACATAACAATTCCTTACGCTTGGGCTACGAGTGAAACGACTTATTTCAACTATATTCAATCATTGGTACAAGCTGCTAGTGGTGTATTTTATGTTGATGAAGATGACAATTATATATTTCATGATTCTGTCTATTTACGGTTAAATAGTAGAACATCAGTTATTACACTAACTGATGATTCTAGTAGTAACATTGTAAAAAATATAAATGATAATTACGATGTTGGCAGCATAAGAAATCAAGTATCAATTTCTTATGCAAGTTATTCGCCAGTTGCTAGCGGTCAAATTTGGAGTAGTACAGATACAATTCCAATGTACCCTAGTTATTATAATGTTATAAAGACAGTTCATGTTGAATTCGATAATCCAATAACGGAAATAGATAGTATTGTTGTAACAGGTACGAACGGTACTTATTCTGGTAGTGCAACTAATATTCTGGCTAAGAGTGCAGATATTATATTAACGACACTAACCACGACGATTAACACAATTCCACTTACACCGCAAGCTATTACCAGTATTACTATAAATGGCGTTGCTTTAACACCTAATAGCAATACGAATATTACATTGAGTAATCAAAATTCTATTGCACGTTCTGGTACTAAACCACTATCTTTAACGAACGGATTTATTCAATCAAATGCACTAGCAGGACAGATTGCTAGCAACATTCTTGAAATATATAGTAATCCTTTACCAAAAATTTCACTCGATTGTATTGGTTTGCCACAGTTACAGATAGGAGATCGCGTTAATGTTCAATCTGCAACAATGGGCATTAATTCAGATTATTACCTTACACGACACGATTTTAGATTTAATGGTGATTATAGCTCAAATCTAGATGTTGTACCTGCAATTGAGTTAATGCCAACCCGTGCAGTAATTCATTCGCATGAATTAACATTAACCAATCTCGGATCGTTAAGTGATAATCTTGTTTGGGTAGGCAGCACTAGTCCTTTTGCAGCGAATCGACGTATCTCAAATAATGGTTCTGTACATACATTTAATATATCATTTAGTGTCTGGCTAAAATCTGGGTATTACAATTTTAATGTATTGTCGCTAGGCAATGCAGCGTCGGGAGATCAAGTTTCAT